CCAAGGTCGACAAACCGCTGACCCGCCGCCTCGTGCAGACTTTTTTGAAGTCCGAGCAAATCAAGCTGGACGGCTACGCCGTCCGCGAGATCATCCTGGGCGGCAGCATCTCTTTTGATGGGTCCGAGAACCCCGTGACCGACCTCATCGACGGCATCATGCGTTTCCACCTGCGTATCACGCCGCCTCCTGCTGCCCGGGATATTGAAGTCGTCTTCGAATTTGACACCGACAACCTGTCCGCTTTGTTTGGTTAAGGAGGAAGCATGCCCAGACGTCCTGAACAAACTATCGGCTATCGAGTGTACCACGACGGTACGGACATGATCGGCGTGGCCACCATCGATCTTCCCGAGATCGCCTACATGACCGAGACCATCTCGGGGTCCGGTGTGGCCGGAGAAATCGAGAATCCCACGTTGGGGATGGTCGAGTCCATGTCGGTGAAGCTCACCTTCACCTCTGTGATCCCCGAGATCTTCAACGCGCTCGATTGGACACAGAGCTCTCTGTATGAATGTTACTCCGCCCTGCAGGTCACGGATGATGCTACCGGCAAGCGCGTCAGCGTGCCCTACCGCATCAATATCCTCGGGCGTGTCAAAAATTTCCCCATCGGCACGCTGGAGCAGGGCAAAAAACATGGCAATGAGCTGGAACTGGAAGTGACCCGCCTTGAAGTGCTGCTCGATGGCGAGGAAGAGTTCCTGTTCGACAAGCTCAACTTTATCCACAAGGTCAAGGGTACGGACCTGCTGGCCACGGTGCGCGCCCAGATGGGCCTGAACGTCTAAGGAGAGACCATGAAAAGAAGCAAGAGCGTTGTGCTGAATGAGCCCCTGAACGTAGGGGGGAAGACCATTGCTGAAGTCGTCGTGCGCGCCTCCACCGTGGGCGATGAGGAAGACGCCATGCAACTGGCGGTGGACATGAAGCGGGGCACCAATCCGGTGACCGTCGAGGTCTCCCTGCTCTCCATCGTTACCCGCCTGCCCTATGACGCGATCAGGGGTATGCGCGGGGCTGATTACGGCAAACTGCGCGACGCGCTCAACGCGCTCAATGGTACCGGTAACGGTGGCTCGGAAAACCCTACGCCTCCGGAGACGGAAGCTGGGATGTCGCAGCCGGCCTAGCTGAACTGCGGCGGGGGATGGTGGCCCTGGGGAAAATCAGCCAGTGGTCACGCAGTGAATTGAGGGCCATGACCCCGGAAGAATTCGGGGCCTATATCGAGGCCGCAGAGGCCGTGGAGAAAATGTCGCATGGCGCGTGAAATCGCCCTTTCCTTTGCCCTGGGGGCCAGACTGCAAAGCGGGTTCACTGCCGCTTTTCAGTCTGCGTCCAGCCAGGCGAAAGCCGTATCGCAGGCTATCCGCGATATGGAGCGGACGCCTGTGGGCAAGATCGGGGCGGCCATGTCCACCCAGCAGGAAAAAATCCGCGGCCTTTCTGGCAGCCTCAAGGATGCCCGCGGCGAGCTTGATGGTCTGTGGCAACGAGCTTCACAGGCCGGGACCATGACCACGGTCATGGCCAGGCAGATAGAACAGGCCGAAGCCCGGGTGCGCCGTCTGTCCGGGGCCCTGTCCCGACAGACGGCGACCTATCGGGAGACCGTGGCTCAGGCTGCCAGCACGAGCGGCAGCGTCCGTGCCTTGACCAGGGATTACGCCCAGCTGTCCGCCCAGCTTGAGCGTGCCCGGGCAGTCCAGACGGCGATGGCCGCCAACCGGAGCCAGGCCGGCGCCCTGCAGGCGCAGCGTGCCGATCTGCAGGGGCGTCTGCTGGGTACTGCGGCCGTGGGAGCCTCGGTGGCTCTTCCGGTCAAACTGGCCATCAGCGCCGAAGATACGTTCGCGGATCTGCGCAAAGTCATGGACGCGCCGGAATCCGTCATGCAGCAAGTTTTTTCCGATGCGCAGGAGATGTCCAACCGTACCGGAAAAAGCTTTGAGGATGTGGTGACCATCATGACGGCCGCGGCCCAAGCCGGCCTGGGCACCACCCGGGAGCAACTTTTGGGGGTGGCGGATCAGGCGGTCAAGATGTCCATAGCCTGGGGCGTCAGCGCCGAACAGGCAGGCAAGTCTCTGGCCACCTGGCAGGCCGCTATGGGTCTGACCTCCGAACAGTCCATGCATACGGCGGACGTGATCAATGCGCTGTCCAACGCCATGAATGCGGAAGCCGGGGCAATCGACAAAGTATTCACGGAAGTCGGCCCGCTTATGAAAAGCACCGGTCTGGCAACACAGGATATCGCGGCCCTGGCCACGGCCTTTGAGGCCGCTGGCGCCGCACCTGATAAAGCCGCGACTGCCATGAAAAACTTCGTCAAAGTTATAGCGGCTGGCCCGGCTGCTTTGACCGACGAAAGAAAGTCCATCTACAAATATTTGCAACTTGACCCCGCCGAGTTGCAAAAACAGATGCAAACCGATGCGAAGGGCGCGGTTATGCGCGTGCTGGAAGCCCTCCAGCGTGTGCGCCCGGAGGAACGCAACTCCATCTCCACATTGTTGTTCGGCGATGACTCTCTGATGGCCATCATGCCTCTGCTGACCCAGATCGACACGCTGCGCAAAGCGTTCGATATCGCCAACAGTGACGTCTCCGGCTCCGTGCTGCAGGAGTACGAAAACCGGATGAAGACCACGGCCACGGCCATATCCCAGCTGACTCAGAGCACTCGCAACCTGGGTGCGACCGTCGGTGCGACCATGCTGCCTGTTGTGGGAGCTGTCGCTCGTGGTCTGACCGTCGTGGTCAATGGCGCCAGAGAATTTGCGAGCAGCTTCCCGCGACTGACGGCTGTCGTGATGACGGCCGTGGCGGCAGTGGCATCCTTTGCTGTTGGCAGTGTTGCGCTGGGGCTTGTGCTCAATGTGCTGCGTACCACGACCAATTCCTGGCGTGGATTGCTGCTGCGTCTGGTCGCATCCCAGGTGGCAGCAACAGCCAGTACGACCGGGCTCACGGCTTCCAGCCTGGCCTTCGGGGCGGCCAGCAAGGCTGCCGGGATGGGGGCACGTATCCTGGCCGGCGGCTTGCGCAGCCTGCTGGTGGCCAGTGGCGCGGGGATAGCGTTAGTGGGCCTGGGGTTCGCGGCCAATTGGGTCATGGATAACTGGGACCGCCTGCGGATTTTTTTTGCCGCACTGTTTGACAATCTGGCAGCGGTGGCCCAGCCGGCTCTTGATCGTGTGATCGGGGCCTTTAACTGGGCGTATGATTCCGTCCTGTCTGTCTGGGGCACGATCAGCACTGTTTTTTCCGTAATCTGGCAAGGTGTGACTGAAAGTGCACTGACGGCCTGGAGCTATGTCATGGAGCTCGGGTCCTGGGCCTACAATGGTATCGCCGGCATCTGGTCTGGGGCCGCGGCCTTTTTTGCATCCATCGTTGATGGGATCACGGGGATATTCGCTGGATTTTTCAACTGGCTACGCGAGAATTTCCAGTGGATTTTTTCGGCCATCGAAACGGTGGGCGATGCCGTGGGCGCCGTGACGGGTGCTGTCTCTGATG